CCTTTATATCTTTATTTAAATAGTTTTTCAAATAATACATTATATACTAGTGCTAATTTTAATTCCCCAGGAACAACAGCATTATTATATAATGGTGGTACACCAACTTCTCCAGGAACTGCTGCTATTTCAACCCAAGCTACTTCACAAGTTACTGAAATTGTTTCTGCTTCTGAAGATAAAGGAATAAATCCATCAACCACCCCCGATACATATTTTTATTTATCAACAGGCTCAACAGGAACTTATAGACACTTAACTAGTTCACTTTCAATGTCTGTTTTCTATGGACAATTTATTCAATCCCAATCATTACCAATGAGTCAATCAGGATATGAAATAATTGATGAAGTTTTCCAAATACAAAAAGGTGATTTATTTAGATTTTATAATAAAGAAAGTAATCAATGGGATAGATCCTTTGAAAGAGAAGTTAAAAGTGTATTTATACCTACATCTGGTCAAATTTCTACAGGTCAAAGATTAATTATAGAATTTGATGAAAATGTAGATCCACGCTCTTGTAAAGATTGGGCAAATGCTGCTGATAATGATACTGCTTACCAAATTAGTAAGTTTGTAGTTATGAGAAAAGTACCTGACGAAACTAACGTTACTCTTGATTTCCAAAAACAACCAGGATTAACCTCTGATGGTATTTTATTACCATTTGATGCTCCTAACTCATTACGAGATGAAGCAGGTAACATTGTAAAACAACTAAAAGCTCAAAACTTAATTTAAAAATTAAAAATACATTATATTTATATATAGTAAACATTAAAACATGGGATATTTAAATTCAACTACGGTAACAGTAGATGCAATATTAACAACAAAAGGTAGACAGTTATTAGCAGCAAATGATGGTTCATTTAGAATCACTCAGTTTGCTTTATCTGATGACGAAATTGATTACACATTATATAATCCAAACCACCCTTCAGGTTCTGCTTTCTATGGTGAAGCTATTGAAAATATGCCTATTATCGAAGCTTTCCCTGATGAAACGCAGATTATGAAGTATAAATTGTTTACTGCTCCTCGTGGTACAGCTAAATTACCTGTAATTGATATCGGTTATGGTTCAATTACATTAAAACAAGGTGCTACATTATCAATTACTCCTCAAACATTAAACTATTTAGGTGCTGCTACTACATTTGAATCTTCTGGTTATACAGCCACAATAGCTGATGTTAGAACATTATCTCAATTTAATGGTGTAGGTATTAATACACCTGAAGTAGTTGCTTTAAACGCATCTTCTACAATTGGAACTAATGTAAGTAAAACAGTAATTGGTACTACAATCAATTTAACAGGTACAACTGTGAATACCTTATTTGGTTCAACAGCAACTGCTCTTTATACTCAATTAATTATAACAGGTAGAGATTCAGGTGCTCGTTTAACAGTTCCCGTAACAATAACAAAAGTACAACAATAATAAAATATGAGCTACGTAAGATTTAATCCTGAAGATTTTGTAGTAAGTACGGACTCAGTTACGACTACTTTATGGTCGAATGCTACTCCTACTTTAACTACTTTCTTCACCTCTTCAACTGGTGTAGGTGGAACCACTACAGGTTCAGCTGCTTACTTAAATGTATATCAGTCAAACCCTGCCTTAACAGCAAGTGCAGAAGTTCAATTCTCAATTGCTTATGGACGTGTAGATAGTTCAGGTTCAGCTCCTTATAATCTATTAGTTCCTAATAATACTCCAACAAGAGTAACTTATGGACAATATAGAACTTTAGTTAATGGAGATGAAAATACAAACTTTAACTTTGGTTTAAATAATACAAGTTCAGTTGACTTATATGTAATTAATATTGAAAGAGCTCGTTATAAAGACCATTTATTCTTAGGTACTTTTAATTTAAATCTTTCTGTTTTAGGTGGCGGTGGTAATTTACCTACTCCTCGTACAGGATCTATTATATTAACTAATAACAGCAATAACGTATCAACAGTTACTTATTGTGATGCTGGTAGAGTTTATGATATTGTAAGTGGTACAAACGGAGCCGCTGTTAACACATCATATTTCCCTGGTGTAAATGCTGGTTATACTCCTTCTGGTTCTTATGGATGGTATTTACCTGATATTGGTGTAATTCTACTAAACCCAAGAGCACTAGCATTACCATTTGTTTCAGGTGGTATTAATTTACAACCATATTCAGCCTCAGTTGCTACAACTTATAATGGTGATTTAACAGGACCTTCAGGTTCATTAGCAAAATTATTCCAATCAATTTCTGGTTCACTAAATTCTGGTTCATTCCAAATTAATAGTGAAGAAAATATAACTTCAGACTATGTGTTTGTAAGAGTTACAAACTCAGAATTTAATTACTCAACTAACCCTTCTATCATCAGTGGTAGTGGTGAATTTATTTATCCTTCATTAGTAAATAATCCTCAAACATACCCAACAACAGTAGGATTATATAATGATAATAATGAATTGTTAGCTGTAGCTAAAATGTCTAAAGCATTACCAAAAGATTTTACGAAAGAAGCCCTTATTCGTGTTAAGCTAGATTTCTAATGAATGAGTTTTGCATACAAAACATTAAAAGGATCAGATATTTCGATATCACCGTATGTTGCTAATAAGCAATATACATACCCGAGCAGTGAATTAACTAGCTCGGGTATAACTGTTTATACTGGTGAATACATTCCACAATATATTATAAGTGGAACTGTTTATAATCCATTTGATCCTATCAATGATATAAAAAACAATGGTTATTACAGAAGATTAATTTTTGATTCAATCTTAAAACTATACTATCAGAATTGGGTTTCAGGATCTGAATCTGGAGTGTTTTACGGATCTTCATCTTATGACAACTACGATCAAACTACTATTGCTTCGGGTACTTTAGGAGGATATCCAGTAACAAAATTTCTTAATTTACTTACAGGATCTGGTGGAGCTTATGGTATTGATGTTTATGATTCTTCATCATATGCGGTACTTGAAAATACTAAAATTAGAGTACTTTCAATCCCTAGAGACATTTATGGCAATGGTATTGAACCAGGTTCATTTGTAATTTCAAGTTCTACTTATTACATAACAGATGATGGACAAGGTAACTTGTGGGATTACACTACATCAGGATCTATTTATAATAAAGATCCTTATAATGGTGCTTATTATGAAGGTGGAGAGGAAACAAAAGTTTATGTAGGAAATATAGTTTATTCTCCTGGATTTGCTATTATTACAAACCCAGAGTATTTATGTTTCTATCCTTCTGAACCTGTTGCTGTAAATGATAATTATTCTATATTAAATGTTTCTTCAAGTAAAGTATTAGATATTTTGTCTAATGACTTTGATGATTGTAATGTTTTAGATGATTCTACAGTAACAACTTATCCACTTAGTGGTTATACTTTCCCTTCATTCTCAATTATTGGAGGAGAAATTCATATAACTGATTGTGGTGCTAATAATTTACAAGTTACTCCTGGTGAATATAAAATACTTTACACAGTAAATAACGATAAAGGAGTAACTAGCAACTATGCTACTTGTAGTTTAACTATACTTTCAGGTGAATTTACTTCATCTTTAATTTCATTTACCTCTGGATGTTGGGGTGATGCTACAAGCCAATCAGCAACATTTTCACTTGATTTAGGAGTTCCTCCATACAGTTATTCTTTAAATAATACAAACTGGACGTCTCTTTCAAGTTGTGCCTTATATCAACCATCATTTAGTGTATTAGTTCCTAATAATGATAATGTTAATGTATACTTAAAAGACTCTATTGGAAGTTTAATATCTTATTCTTTAGATGTACGATTAAATCCAATAGTACTTAATGTTACTTCTCAAAGTACTTGTCCTAGTTCAAATACAGGATGGATATCCGCTAGTGCTACTATTGGAAACCCAGTAGGTAATATTTCAGCAAGTTTAGATAATGTTACTTTTTATCCTGCTCCTTATGTGTTTACAGGTTTATCGGCAAACAACTATACTGTTTATTTTAAGGATGGAGCTAATTGTACAACAGCTTCCTCAGCTACAATTACCACTCCTCCACCAATTTTAATTTCAAATCAGTCAATAGAAGCAGATTGTAGTGGCAGTATTGATGCTCCTAATGGTGCTATTGTTGTTTCAATAACTGGAGGATCAGGTCCTACAGGAAGTTGGAATTATGCCTGGAAAACATCTCCTGGAGGTGTAACTGTTAGTACTGTACAAAATCCAGTAGGATTACCTTCAGGTTCATACCAATTATTTGTTACAGATAGTACAGGATGTAATTTTGGCTCTTCAAGTATTACTGCTGTTGGAACAATCCAAGTAGTATACAACCCAGGAACTATTGCCTCTTCTAGTTGTTATGGAACCGGTGGTGGTGGTAGTATTACTGGAAATTCTTTAAGTGGAAATTCAGGTAGTTTATTTACTGTTTGGACAGGTCCTAATGGATTTACTTCAAATAGTTTAAATATTATAAACTTATTTACTGGTAGCTATACTTTAACTGTAACAGACTCTGCTACAGGATGTGATTATATTTTTGGGCCTTATGTAGTTAATCAACCTACAGAATTTAAATCATCTTCATTTACTATAGATAGAGTTATAGGAAATGGTCCATATCGTGCTAGATTTGCCTTCCAAGGAGGTACTTTAGATGCTGGTGGTGGTTATACGGCTTCATTATTTTTAAGTTCAAGTGCTGGATTAAGTTTACAATATACTGTTACTGCTTCTTCTGCAGCTACACAACAACTATTGCTAACTCAATCTTGCTTAACTGCATCTACTAATTGGGTATTATTTGCAGAAGATGATAATGGATGTATAGCTACAAACTTTAGTCCTTCATATTATATATCTTTAGCTCCTCAAGTAGTACAACAAACCCTAGTATGTTATACTGGTAGTATTTCAACTAATGTTTGTAACTGTGCTTCTGGGTCACCAACTATATTTTATTTAACATCTTCTTTTGCTAATAGTGTTACAGCATCTTCAACTATATTAAATTATAATGCATTATACGCAGTAAGTGGAACTCAAAATGGATTAATATGGGCTGATTGTGCCCAAACTATAACAGCTTCTGTAGGTAGTTACTCAGATGGACTTGGTAATGTTGGTGATATTGGATTAGGAACAGGAATAGGCGGGTGGATAAATAATTTTGATCCTTGTGGTGTGCCTCTTATTAATCAAATTAATATAGATATAGTAAATGAATTTGGAAGTAAAACTACTTCAACTACTACTATAGGCCGCTATTTCAATTCAGTTTTAACCTCTTCAAATTATAATTTACCTGGATTTAATGATACTACACAATCTTCCGTTCCTGTTCCTGCAAATGGATTTCTTGAAATATCATGGTATGCCGATCAGGCTTTAGACCCAGGAGGAACTGTAGGTGCTATAGTTTTTATTAATAGTGGATCCTCCCCTTACGAAACATTATATTCTGGATCTTTTGGAAATATAAGTGGTAACGTTTCTCTTCCATTGTTTGCTTTAACTTCTAGTTTAAGCTATAACCTTTATATAACATATGATGCACAATATCAGCAAGGAGGTAGTGGTGTTATATACTGTCAAGATGCCTTCTTTGGAGGTGGATGTTTAGCATATGTAGGATGTACTTGCCCTCCAGGATATACTGAAGTAGGATGTTTCCAACCTCTACCTTGTAACTAGAAATATTTATAAAAAAATGCCAACAAATTTAGTACATACAGGTTCATTTGATATGAGTTTTAAAAACACATACATTCTTTATGAGAATGAGATACGCTGTACTGTTACTGAAAATGAATTTAATTTATCTCAAAATCCATCTATAACAACAGGCAGCAATGGTGATTTACTTCCTTTTGCTACAAGTTCTCAATTTAATCCTTACGTAACTACTGTTGGTATTTATAATGAGGTAAATGACTTATTAATGGTTGCAAAGTTATCTCAACCTGTTCCCTTATCAGATATGGTTGATACAACATTTGTTATAAAATACGATACTTAATTTATGAATGAATGGTTATATTGGGACAAATGTAGTCCCGAAGATTATGAAGGTTTTGTTTATAAAATTACTAATTTACAAACTGGAAAGTTTTATGTTGGTAAAAAAGTGTTTTGGAATAATAAGAAGAAAAAGCTTACCAAAAAACAATTAGCAGAACTTACTGGACCTGGTCGCAAATCAACTCACGAAGTTATTCGTACTGAAAGCGATTGGAAAAAATATTGGGGTTCAAATAAAGAATTACTTAATGATGTTAAAACATTAGGTGAAAATTGTTTCGAACGCCGCATACTTAAACCCTGCAAAACAAGAAAGGAACTTACTTATTACGAAATGCATTATCAGTGCGTTGAGGGATGTATTACTAATTCTACTCACCACTCTTACAACGATAATATATTGGGAAAGTTTTTTAGAAAAGACTTTGTTACCCAACCCTGATTTCGTATATTGAGATTATGGTTAATTCAATACTTGTTGGACTACTAGACAGCGTGATAGGAAAAGGTTCTCCTACCGCAAGAGGCAACTATGCCTATAAATGTCCGTTTTGTGAACACCATAAAAAGAAACTAGAAATAAACATGGTACCAACTGCTAAAGGAGAAAATCCATGGCATTGTTGGGTATGTGATGCTAAAGGTAAAACACTAGTTGGTTTATTTAAAAAATTAAAGGTTGATAGAGAAAAAATATTTGAACTTAGATCAACACTTGGTTTTACTGAAAAACGTAAAGACGAAGACGAAAAAGTAAAAGTAGAATTACCTAAAGAATTTATTCCCTTATACGAGGCAAAACCAACCCCCCTTGCTAAACAAGCTGCAGCTTATCTGAAAAAAAGAGGAATTAGAAAAGAAGATATTATTAAATATAATATTGGATATTGTGAATCAGGTCGCTATGAAAATATGGTTATCATTCCTTCATATGATGAGAAGGGTGCTCTAGAATATTTTGTAGGACGTAGTTTTGAAAAAGATCCAAGGAAAAAATTTGATTCTCCCACCACAAGCAAAAATATTATTGGCTTTGAAAATTTAATTAATTGGAGTGTTCCAGTTATTTTATGTGAAGGAGCTTTTGATGCCATTGCTGTTAAAAGAAATGCTATTCCATTATTTGGTAAGATTGTGTCTAAAAAACTGATGCAAAAAATTGTTACCAATGATGTTAAAAAAGTCTATATCGCACTTGATAAAGACGCTATAAAAGATACTCTCAAATTATCCGAGAAAATAATGAACTCGGGAAAGGAAGTTTATGTAGTAGATTTGGACGATAAAGACCCTAGTGAAATGGGGTTCGAACAATTTACTAATTTGGTACAAAAATCAGTACCGCTTACTTTTTCATCATTCTTTTCTCTCAAATTAAACCAAGCATGATAGAAAAAAACTCTAACATCATTCATGACCCTAAAATTAAAAGGGTTGTTGAATATACTGAGGACAACAAACAAGTAAATGTATTAGACCAACGTTTTTACAGACGAAATGGCAAATACTA